CTTGTGGGAAAAGTCCAAGTATGAAGCTAAGGCTAAGATGGGCGGAAAGCATTCCGCTCGGGCCATGCAGCTTGCCGGAAAGATCTACAAAGGCAAAGGCGGCGCGTACACTGGTGAGAAGACTTCAGGGCAGAAGTCCCTATCTAAGTGGGGTAAAGAGGATTGGGGCACAAAAAGCGGTAAAAACTCTACTGTCGGGCCAAAACCCACCGGAGAACGCTACCTGCCAAAGAAAGCGCGTGAATCTCTAACAACTTCAGAGTATGCTGCGACTACAAAGGCAAAACGTGCTGGCACTGCGGCGGGTAAGCAGTTCGTTGCACAACCGAAGAAAATTGCCGCCAAGACGGCAAAGTTTAGGAAGTAATCATGGCTGTTGTTGTACCTGATCTGCCAGAACTGTTTGAGGAAGCCTACGAACGCGCTGGCCTTGAAATGCAGTCGGGTTATGACCTGAAGACGGCCCGCCGCAGCCTTAACTTGCTCACCCTAGAGTGGCAGAACCGGGGCCTGAACTTGTTTACTATCGAGTCTGGTACGCAAGCTCTGACTTCTGGAACTGCCACTTACACGCTCCCGGTAGACACAATTGATCTGATTGAACATCAGCTACGTACAGGAACAGGTACATCGCAGGTAGATACTTACCTAGAGCGCATTAGCGTCTCTACCTACTCGCAACAGACCAACAAGCTGATCACGGGCCGTCCTACACAGATCTTTGTGCAGCGTCTTGCTACAAGCACCACGTTCACCCTATGGCCCGTACCAGACAATACTCAGCCGTACACAGTTGCGTACTACCGCCTCAAAGGGATTGATGGCCTAGCTTCGGGTATCGGTGGGAATACAACTACGGTTCCGCCACGCTTTGTGCCTGCCCTTGTGGCGGGCCTTGCGTATTACCTCGCCATGAAAAAGCCCCAGTCTATGCCCTTAGTACCGCAGCTTAAAGCTATATACGACGAGCAGTTTGCGCTCGCTGCTGATGAAGATCGTGACCGCTCTTCGGTTATGTTTACTCCGTTCAACTCCATGATGTTGGGGAACTAAGATGCCCGCATACGCCCGTGGCAGTAAAGCTTTTGGATTCTGCGACCTCACTGGGTTTCGTTACCCGCTGAGCGAACTTGTCTGGGAAATTAAGCTTGGACGGCGCACGGGTTTTCGTGTCGGTAAAGATGTTGTCGATCCTGACCATCCGCAGTTGTATATCGGGCGTCTCAAGATCAATGACCCGCAGGCGCTGAAAGACCCGCGTCCTGACACTGCAGAGGCCGCAGCAAACGCTATCTGGGGATGGAATCCTGTATGGAACCCTATACAATACGCTGAAGGATCTGTTGGAACTGTAACTGTAACCACTACTTAGGAGTCAAGACATGGCTAACGAATCTGACGACAACTACAAGGAAGGCGTGGACTTTGAGTGGGTCCAAGGCAACAACGACGAGAACTCCGGGTTCAAGACTCGCCACTTCTTCACCAAGGCTGAGAAGAAGGCGCGTAGCGAACCAACGGTTGAGGCTCCCAAGGCTAGCTTTAAGGAAGCTTTTGCCGCTGCACGGAAAGCCCAAGGGGCTGGCGGTGAGTTCACTTGGAAGGGTAATTCCTATTCTACAAACATTGCTGGTGAGACGGGTAAGAAGAAGCTTCAGGGCTTAGGTAAACCTGCAAACATTACGGTAACATCGCTTGATCCCGATACGCCTCCGGGAAGCAAGCCAGCAGGTCCGCCAATGGATAGCACAAAAAAGGCTATCAAGAACTATACAGATCAGTTGAACTCCGGCAAGTTGACTGACTCAGAGGCTCGCAGCGCCCGTACAGCTATTACCCGTCTTGGTGGCACTTACAAAACAGATGCGTTGCGGGATCAAGCCGCAACTCAAACTGATACCAGTAGGTACAATCAGGGCATGAAGGAGCTTATGACGGGTCGTAAAGGCGCTGCGGCGCAATACAAGGAGGGCGGCGTTATTAAGATGAAAGAAGGCTCTGCTAAGGATATGCGCGAAGACAAGGCCATGGCTAAGAAGTCTGGCATGACCATGAAGCAGCACGAGGCATCTGCTGCCGACAAGAAGCACGATGCTCCCAATAAGATGGCTAAGGGTGGTGTTGTGAAAAAAGCTATGGGTGGCACTGCAGATCCAGCAGTACTTGCTCGCATGAATCAAACTCGCCCTCCCGAAGGTATGGGCACTCCTTACGGAGGCCCTCGTCGCGTTGCTTTTGAAGGCCCCAATGATGGTATGCCGGGTATGCGCCCCCCAAAACCAAATATGGGCCCCATGCCCCCTCGTCGCCCTATGGGCCCTCCTATGGTCGCTAGCGCTTCCTCCACCCCCTCCACCTCCTCCACACCTACAGTCGTTGCTCCTCCACCCATGAAAAAAGGCGGCGCTGTGAAGAAAGCTAAGGGTGGTATGGTCCGCGGCGCTGGTTGTGCTACCCGCGGTAAAACTGGGGCGAAGGAATACTAAGCCATGAACTACACAGAACTCAGTCAGGCGATACAGGACTACACGGAAAACACGGAATCGACCTTTGTGTCGAATATTCCTACGTTTGTTCGCCAGACTGAGGAACGTATATACCGCGCAGTGATGATTCCAGAACTCCGTAAAAACGTTCTGGGTACTTTGACGAGCGGGGATAAATACCTTGCTCGTCCTACTGACTTTCTTACTGTGTTCTCTCTCGCAGTGATAGACGGGGACGGTAGCTACCAATACCTGCTTGATAAAGATGTGAATTTCATGCGGGAAGCCTATCCGTCTCCGTCTACCTCTGGGGTGCCAAAGTACTACGCCCAGTTTGACGGGGAAAGTGTGTCCACAACTTCTGGTAATTTTATTGTAGGCCCAACCCCAGACGCTTCGTATCAAGTTGAACTTCACTACTTCTACGACCCGCCGTCCATTGTGGATACAAATACATCGTGGTTGGGTGACAACGCCGAAGCTACCCTCTTGTACGGTAGCCTTATCGAGGCTTATACCTTTATGAAGGGTGATCCAGATTTGACGGCTAAATACGCAGAACGGTATCAGGCAGCGCTTAGGGACCTTGGCATGATTGATGTACGTGGCAAGCGTGATGACTACCGCGATGGACAAATAAGGATTAACAAATGAACTCTGGAGCTATGGAATTTCCGCGGGATACCCCGATTGTGCAAGTTCACACGACTAGCGGGCGTGGCTTTACACCTGAAGAATTGGCAGTGCGCTGTGCAGACAAGCTAATGTACGTGTCAGATTCTGCACCCCCTGCCATTAAGGAACAAGCACGAGCGTTCCGGCAGCAGATTGAAAAGGTGGTGGCCCTCTATATGCACACCGCTATCGCCAACGACCGTACTACTGTGTATAATGCACTTAACGATGCGGGTCACCCCGACCTTGCTGAACTAATCAGGAGGATCTGACATGGCTTTCACGGGCAACTTTATGGCTACGTCTTTCAAGACAGAACTCTTGAAAGGTTGTCACGACTTCACTCTCACCACGGGTGATGTGTTTAAGCTTGCGTTGTACACCAGCAGCGCAACTTTTGACGCTACTACCACTGCTTACACGGCGACTAACGAGGTCGGCGCGTCTGGCTCTTACGTTGCTGGTGGCGGTACGTTGACCAACATTACTGCTACAAACTCAGGAACCACAGGGTTTACTGACTTTGCTGACTTAGACTTCACCACGGCAACTATCACCGCTCGCGGTGCTATGATTTACAATACTACGCCAAACACCACATCTTCGGCTGGCTTGACCAACCCTACAGTGGTTATCTTGGACTTTGGTTCTGACAAGACCTCTACTTCTGGTACATTCACCATTGTGTTCCCATCCGCCACATCTTCAACGGCCATCATTCGGATCGCATAATGAGAACCGTCAACCGCGCAAAAATGACAACAGCGACCACGGGGACAGGCACAATTACGCTTGGCTCGGCGTCTAGCAATTTTCAGACTTTTGGTGCGGCAGGTGTACTTAACACGGACGTTGTGCGCTACACGATTGAAGATGGCATAGACTGGGAAATTGGTACGGGTGTATATACAACATCTGGTACGACCCTATCGCGCACACTCACATCGTCTAGTACTGGGTCTTTACTTTCATTAAGCGGCTCTGCTGTGGTCTATGTCACCGTTGGGGCGGAAGATATTCAGGAAGAGTTCTGGATACAGCAAAATGCAACTTATACGCTGACAAGTAGCACGGCTGCGCAAAAATTGTTTAATGCCAGCACCAATGGTGCGTTGACACTGCCTATTGGGACGTACCGCTACGAAGCCTTTCTGTATCTGACAA